ACGGCGGCAACGCCTACTTCGTGAGCGCGCGCCACAAGGACGAGGGCGGCGTGGAGGACATGGCTTTCACCTGGAGTGACTGGCAGCGCGGCATCGAGCCCTGGCGCTTCAACGTGCCCACCAGCAGCGACCCGCGCCCCAGCGAACGCGCCCACACCATTTTTGACCGCACCTTGTTTCGCGCGGGCGAGACCGTGTCGATGAAACACGTGCTGCGCTCGGAAACCCGCCAGGGTTTTGCGCTGCCCAAGGAACGGCCCGAAACCCTGGTCATCACCCATGTGGGCAGTGGCCAGCAGTTCACCCAGCCCATCGCCTGGCGCGACACGGCCACGGGTGGCCTCAGTGCGCTGAACAG